TTCTATCTTATCTTTAATAGATGGTAAAGATTTCTCTCTTAAAATCATTTCATTCTTTGCATCAACACGCTATTTATACAAGCGATCAATGAGGTTAGGAATGACTCCTTTAAACTTTTGTGTATATAATACGTTATATTTGGATATTGAAAGATTTTCTTTTTGGACAAGCTTATTAAACTTCTCTTCTGAAAGAGTTACAGTCTTCTCATTAGCCAATTTTATAGTGTATTGCTTGTCTTCAATAGTAGATATTTTACCTATTTTTGTCTCAGGAGATATATTAAGAGTAATAATAGTATTAGGATATAGACTGTTTGCATCATAACTAACAACAGACTTACTTAACCCTCTCTCTGGCTCGTGGACGTAACCTCCTACATATTCATCTCTTACGCCATCGTTCTTAAATGTAGGAATAACATAACCTTGAATAGCTGCTTGATGTGCTACAGCTCCGGTAATCATAGATACCTTACCCATAGCTTGTTCAAAAGGAATAAATCCTTTGTAAGAAAGTGTTCTTACAAGCTTTATAAATTTGAGCTTCTCATCCAACTTAACAAGAATTCTTACGTCTTGTATATTATAGTCTACAAATTTACTCCAATCTTCTACAGATAATTGAGCCAGGTTAGATACTCCGGTGTCAATCTTTCCTTCTTTTAATTCATATTCTCCTACATAATTCAAAGAATAAGATTCACGTTCTCCTCTTGAAAAGGTTTTATAAACCTCCATATAATCAATGTTACTAACACCTCGGATATACCAACGATTGATCATCTTGCCGAATTTATTCATGGCTACATTCTCTCTATAATAAAGAGAATTAACTGGTGAAAGCCTCGCAGCATCTTCTTCACCAAAAAGATTATGAAGACGATTCATAATATAAGGAATATCAAATCCTTCACCATTCCAAGTACTAAGAATATCTGGAGGATCCTTCTCCCAGAATTCTATAAATCCTTTAAGCATCGCTGTCTCTGTAGGATAATAAAAATAAGTTACATCTTTATCCGTAGGAGTATAAGGCTTGATGCCAAAAGAATAATATTTTTGCTTTATGCTATCATAAAGAGTAATAAGATTAATAGGATCTTTAGCTAATTCTGGTACCGGAAACTCATTAGGTGAATAGGTTTCAATATCCAAAAAGTAAACCTTAAGTGGATTTAAACCAAAGTCGATCTTGTTAACATCATCTTTATATGTAGATAATAAGAAATCTTGTTCGCAACTAAGATTATGAAACAATCTTTTTATAGGAGTTTCATTTACAAATTTACTTCTATCAAATTGATTTTTAAATTTAACCTTCTTTAATGGTGTGTTAAAGATCGAAGTAGCATCATGAGCTGAAGAAGACTCAATATACAAATGAGGCTCATAATCAGCCACAAGCTTAATCCTATTACCATTCTCATCCCACGTCCAGAGATGAATGACTCCTTGTCTTCCATCATAGAAAATATTTCTCCACGCCATATTAAGATATTATACTACCTTAATACCATTTTCAATAAATTCTTTTACTTCTTCATCTATAATAGGATTACCTTCATGGAGAATATCTGAAACGGTTTTATACAAATCAAAAGCTTTACGCTCAAAGAAATTTGTAGCTTTCTCAAATCCTAATGTATCAATCCAACAATTCATTTGAGGATATTGAGGAGCAGCATGAAAGATACACCCATTATGAAAATTACCAATCCAACAAAGAAGAAAGATAGCTCCCTTAAGCTCTTTATCTTTAACCATATATTCAAAGAAAACTGCTCTTTCTTCTGGAGCCTTGCCTACATAACGATTCAATTTAGTAATGTATTCTCCATCTAAAAAGATAATAGAACGACCTTTGGATGTTGTATGATCCTTTAATGCTTTGACATTATTATCATTCATATAGACCTTACGCAAGGTAGGCCATTTTACATTTACACCCCTCGTAGAAAAGAATGGCGACTCCTGTAAAGGCTGTCGATTCATGGATACTTTTTTATTTTGACGAAGGTCTAATGTATTACTCATACATTAATAGTATGATATAATAAGAGGAAAACCAAGAAAAATCTTACACCTTTTGATCCAAATTATTAGCAATCAATATAGGACTCTTCTTATTTCTCTCTTCCGAACCCCATTCTGTAAAGTATAAAGCCTCATATTCATCTAAGTGATCTTCTAACCAAAGACCCTCAGCAAATTTACGACCCTTATCTGAAAGGTTCATATAACGATCAAAATCTGAAGTAATGTATTCTAATTGTTGAATAAGATCTGATCCATTTTTAAAGCTAATATCAGCACCTTCATAAGTGCAAATATCTTGGAAAGCTCCTGGCATACCAAATGCTCCTGCTTCAATCATCTTAATATTGCTCTTAGACTTATTAAATACATTGTCTTGTAAAGCTGCAAATGATACATTGCACTTAGCATCATAGATACCTTGTGGATAATCTGGAAGAGCTGACCAATCAATGTATTCCATTTCTCCATTGTCAATATATGGCTTCAATGCTAATGGATAACATCCTTTCCAAACAAATTTAAATTTCTTACGAGCCTTGATGATTTCCTGTACTACATGAGCAAAATCATCATTCATTCCTGTTCTATTGATTACATCAATGTGAGTGCCAGACCCAGCATAAAGAACTCTAGGACGCTTTTTGTTCTTTTCGTAAAGATCAATAACGTATTGTTTATTATAAAATCTATCAAGCCAAGACTTAGGAGCATAATTTGGAATAACTGTAATCTTTTTATTACCTGTCTTATTGATGTAATAATCTTTCATGTATTGGCATGTGACGGTTATTTCATCCATCATTTCCATAATACCCAATATACTATTAACAATACTTTCATCTACAAATGCATCTTTGCATCTATTATAATCTGGGATATCATCTTTAAAAACAATATCATCCACTTCATAAAGCAAACGAAATCCCATTTCTTTACTAGCCTTTTTAAGTTCTGTAATAAACTGCTTCTGCATTGGCGTAGCCTGTCTTTGCATTCTAATAGCTTTAATGCCTTGATAAAAACGAATATCCATTACCATGCATGTCAAACCGGAAATACAAGCTTTCTGATATTGATTCAAAGCAAATTCTGGCCAAATCATTCTCCAGAAACCACAACCACCGTAATCTGCATAGTAGTTTAAAGCTCTTGGTAAACTGGTTTCTGGCATCTCTAATGGTGGTGGTCCAGGAACCTGTACTGGATTAATAGCTACATAAGAGTATGAAGGCATTCCAGGAGGAAGAGCTGGTGGATTGTGAGGGAAGCCACCATTAATAGCTTTATATTCAAACACAATTTTATTTTTAGTGTCTATAGGTTGAGAGATCTCTGGAGTCTTTATTTTTAAAGCCATATATTAAATTTATAAACTATTGTTAAAAGGCAATTAAACTTTAAGAGCTTTGTTCCAAATTAACAATTGTAATCTTGGGCTAAAATTAACATGCATTGCCTTAGCATACTCTGCTACTGCTGGTGCTCTTTCTACATGCTCTTCTCTAGAACCACAGCAAGGCATAAACCAAATGCGATTAAGTGGTATATTAATACCATTGTTATCTTTAACATATTTCTCCCAAATCTCTTCAATGTCTTCTGCAACATTAATAACAAACTTAAATCCTGATCCATTGCTTACATGCCATTTAAGAACTTCTGGCTTATAAGTCTTATCTTCAGGATCACCATTTGAACGAAGCTTGGGAGATGTAGTAAATGTAGCCCCAAAAGCTTTCCACTCTGGAGCTGGTGTTAGTGTAGCATTAGTTTCAAAATCTATGCGAGGCACAATTTCATATCTCGCTATAAAGGATCTAATAAATTTGATTAATTGATTTTGCTGAATAAGAGGTTCTCCTCCTGTAAGCTTTAGAATTGCTCCATTACGAAGATGTTCTATATAGTTATTATCTTCCATAAGTTGGAAGATTTCAGCAAATGTCATCTTGTTCTTTACAGACCAAGAAATAAATGAATCACATCCGTTAGGAGAATCCTCTGAAGCAAAACCAATGCATGTAAGATTACACATAGACATACGCATAAAGACCGAAGGTACGCCTACATATTCTCCTTCTCCTTCTATGGTATAAAATACTTTATCATCTGATAGGAATAAGGTTTCTTGGTTAATGTCAATTAAAGAATTCATTGTCATATTTTAGTATATTTTAAACTAACATCAACCTTGTTTTACCATTTATCTTTTCTAATTGAATGATGTTATCTAACCCGTTCTTGATAACGGATTTGTTGTGAGAGACTATATAAACACTTTCGTCATAGTCTTCAACTCTTGTTTTTAAAATTTCCAATATCTTTTCTGCTCCCTTCTCATCTACTGCAGAATCTAATAATTCATCATACATACTAAGAGAAAAGGATGTCCCGGTTTGTGTTCTTAATACATCTTGAAACATAAAAAGAATAGCTAAATCAATTCTTTTACGCTCTCCACCACTAAAATTAAAGTAAGAACATTCTTTGCCTTGATCATTATATATAGACTCTTCAAATACTTCATTAAATTCACACTTACAAGGAGCTTCTAGAATTTGTAAATAATGATTAAGTCTAGAATTTAAAAGATTTAACATCTTTTTAATAATGTATGTCTTTACGCCTTCTTCCGAAACAACATATTTGGCTGAGTCTAAAATGGTTAATTTCTTTTGTATTACTTGTATTTGCTTTTCAGATTCTAAAATTTCAGTTTCTACATTATCTATAAGCTCCAATACACCATCTTTTTCATTTCTCAGTGTGGAGATTTCTTCAAGAATTTCTACATTTCTTTTTTCTAATTGGCTCAATTCTTGTATAGCAAGAGCTAAATCTCCCTTATCTTTATTGAGAGCCTTTATTTTTTGTTTAGTAGATGTAATAGCTGACTCTACTTTGGTTTCTTTTTTATTCAAATCTTCTAGAATCTTTCTCAAAGGTTCTTTTTTATCTTGAAGGGGTATTAATTTATCTTCTATTTCTTTTAAACAATCTTCTAAATTAGCATTTTCATCATACTTTCTTTTACAAGTAGGACAAGATGAATCTGTTTTTAATTTTTCTTTTTGCTTTTCTAAAGTTTTAGATTCGTAATTAATTTGCAAAAGTTCT